AGTTTTAGGATCTCTTCCTTTTTTAATCTCTCGTACTTTCCTGATCTTTCTGGGATCGGTGTATCGTAGTTCTTGAATGCCTTCTTTGGGATTTTTATCGTTTACTAGAACCTGAAAATACATTCTGCCGTCAATATACCAACGTCTGAAAATATCTCCACCTAAATTCTGAAAATTCAACATTCTCAATACATTACCAAATTCTTCATTAATTAATTTCTTGATTCTTTCTGGTTGTTTGAGTTTGTCTAAGACGATATCAACAACTTTATTATCTTTGGAATGTGTGATAGCTTCATCAACAATTTCCATGATTGCCATGTCACATTCAGGATGATTTGCCATTTCTCTGTAACGAGTAATAAGTTCCAACTCATTACGAACCGAACCTTCTAGGTCAACATATGTTCCGTAATGTGCATTCTGTGTGATGGTTACTGCACCATCATCTAGTGCTGCGGTCGGAAGTGTAAAGGAGGCCTGTTCAGGTTTTTCGTTCTGAACAATATCCTTATTACCTATCGTAAATCCGAATAGTTTTATTGATGCCACTGGTTTATCCTTTTTTCATTATAAAAAGTACGGTGGAAGATTTCTCTTCCACCTTTACTTATGCTACGCTATCCTCAGTAGATTCCCACCACTGGTAACTCAGTGAAACTGTAAATTCTTCAATAGAATCATTTGAACCCCAATCTACATCGATTGGAGACAAATCAGTTGGGAAAACACCGATAAACTTATAACGTTTCAATACATCACCTTGTTTACCATATTGTCTAACTTCAGAGTCTACAGTATAACCCAATGATGTTGCTGCAGCTGCATTTCTTAAGTTGCCAGCATGACTGTTGATACCGTTCATCCATCTTTCGAATGCATTACGGATAACAAAGTCTTCATCATTAATAACAGACACGGTCCAATCTGCGAACGTTCGATTACCTGCAAATTTCAGTTCACGGCCAAAATATTGAACGGGAACAGAACCAACCGATGATCCTGGTAACTGTGCTGTCTTACACATAAAACTCATTTTAGTTTGAGCATTTCCTGGTAACGCAAAAGCAGGAAACGGCATACTCACCTCAAATAAATTTGGGCGAGCGCCATCTCCTTGCATTTGAGATCGGAATTCATTTACATTAAATGCCATTTTCTTATCTCCTCTCTCTTATTTATTAGAACTGCCCAACAACTTCTTGGAACGAAACACCAGTGCGTACAGCAATGAAATTAAGTTGAATGAAGTTAATTGAACGGGATGGTTTAATATAGATATCACCTACAAATTCATTACGGTCAATGACTTCTGGAGTGTTATTTGTGGTATCACACACAACACGGAAATCATAGACACCACGGCGACCCTGAACTTCACGAAGGAAAGGTTCAACCAAGTTAACAAATTGAGCTCGAGTAAATTCATCATTAAACTCAAACATACTTGAACGTGCAGCTTTAGCAATAGATTTCTCTAGAACAATAAAGAGTCTGCGAACGTTGATTCTATCAAATGCGCTAGGTCTGGACAACAGTGTCTTATCACCATACAAGACTGTACCTTCTCCGGGGAATGTAACCACAGGGTTGACACCGTTTTTGTATAAATCATCACGGTTAGCTTGTCCTGGATTCCAGGCCAACTTAACAACATTTTTAATAACACCACGATTGAAACCAGCTGGTGAGAACCAAGGATCTCTTTCAACATCAGTTCTGACTGTTAATCCAGCAATATCACCATTTAATGGAATCCAACGATACACATCGTTGTACTTATCATATTGATATTTCCAGCCACTATCCATCACAACATATGATGATGATGTATAATTTGCACGTGTTGAAAGAATTGATGTTGTTTCCGAACCTGAGTTGTCAACAACATCCGATTTTTGTGGTGAAACAAAAACCAAACAATCTTTTCTACTCTCTGCGATACCAATAAGGTGATTGACCAGTGTACTTCCTGTTGTTGGTCCGGACATAATAAGTGAAACGTCCACCGAGTCAGCGTTAGAAAACAGATTATATGCTTGCTGTAAATCACCAACAGAAGGTGCAGTTGAAGTACCGCCAGCTAGTGTGAAAGTATCAGCAGCTGTCATTCGAGCAAAGCTTTTTCCTGCAGCTGTTGTACCCCAGTTTGTACCGTCTGAATTATGTTTCGTCCACCAAACATATTTTGAACGCTCGTTAATAACATCTTTGTAATAGTTACTCGAACCATCGGAATTTTTAGCATCGGAGGCTTTCGAAACATATCCGAATCTTTCCAAAACCGTGTTTGCTGCACCTGAAATGTTTCCGTTGGTGTCATAAACCACGATATGCAATTCATCATGATGTCCGTTTCTGTCTGTAACATATGTCGATGTGTTTGCTGCTGAATCGAAAGTATTTGCAAATGCCCAACCAGTAAAGGTGTTACCATCAGCAATAGAAACACCCAAAGAATTGCCTAACGTACCTGGCCATTTAGCAACGAAGTCATCGTTACCTGAACCAGATGAGTGATTGTTTTCATAGTCTGTTGAATTTTTGATTTGTATGCCAACATTCGATGTTGTTGCGTTTAATGTTCCTGTGTTCGCTGCACGAACTACCCTCAGGTTACTTCCATATGAAAGGAAGTTAGCTGCGGTGTAGAAATGTCCGAAAGTATTTGATGTTGGTTTACCAAAAGTGTCAACGAGGCGGATTTCATTAGAAATATTGTAAACTTCTTCTACTGGTCCCCACGCAAAATCTCCTGCCAAACCACCAACAGTAGTTGCAACAGAAGGAACAACCGTTGTCAAATCTACTTCGGAGATATTAACTCCTGGTGATATCTGAAAAGCCATATTATGTTCTCCTTATTATATTCATAATCATAAGAAATTATCTCATTTTATGATGTATTTATGTTTTTACAAAGTCGAAGTTTTATAACCTCGGTCTTCCACTATTGACCACATATCATCTCCTTCTCTGAAAGTTTCTTGTCTATAAATGTTTTCATCAAAGAAACCTACTGGAGACATGTCTTCTTCTAACATTAAATTGTGATCATCAGATAATGTTTTTCTTACGTCTGAATCTGTTATTTGTTTAAAGTAACTCTGAGCTGTCAACCAAGAAAAGAATACCAGAGTCATCACGACATCATCATTATTACCTTCTTCAGCTTCATACGAATCTTTAATTCTTACAAAAGTGTTTAACTCCGAAATAGTATCAAAGTCTTCAATGAGCAATTTATCATTTTCGATCAAAGTTTTAAGGTTAGCACAACCTATCTTTTTTACAGATTTGGTTGTTTTTAGTCCAAATGAAACAGATTTTTTAAAACCAGCTGATATGTGTTGACCTTTAATACTGTGGTGCTCTAGCGTAAAGATGTTTTCGTACTCCAGATCATAATGTAAAATATCCACTACTTGCTGTCCAATGTTATTGGTTTCTACCAGAACATATGAATTATTATACTTTCTCGCTGCATTGTATATCATAGTCGGATACAATAAAGGAGAAATAGTGTTATTCTTATATTTAGCTACTTGTCTGTATGGTAACTCGGTGACATCAAATACAGAGAATGCGGAAAAGTCTTGACCAACACCTTCTGCACAATCTACTGTTATAACGTAAATGTGATTCTCTTCTGGTTCTCGATAAACATCGATGTCATCAAAAGATCGTTTAGGATTCTTGAAGGCCAAGGTTCTCAGTTTCGATGCGGGAATTAGTGTTGCTGAAGAACCAATGAACTCACACTCAAATTCCTGTCTAAACTGTTCTTCACTGGTGTTTCGTACCGTCTGTTCACGCCAGGCCTCATCTCTTCCTGGTACCATCGACCAGTGTACTTCAATAGTCTTATAATCTGATCTACCTTCTTCCGCATCAATCCACATTTTATAGAAGTGATTCAGACCGTAGGGAGTAGATACAATAATAACCTTTGTTGTTTTACCGGAAGAGATTACTGGATATGTTGATGTGAAGAAGTCGTTAGCCATATTCTGTGGAACGAATGCAAACTCATCTAGGAAGATTAGGTTATAAGAACCGCCTCGAACACCATCTGCACTTGTGGCATATGCAGCAATCTTTGATCCGTTTTCCAGTTCAATGTTGCGTTTATTCCAAGTAATGATTCCTTGTTGCAACCATATTGGAAGATATTCGAAAGCATATTGTATTCTACTAAGAATATCTTGAGCAAGAGCACCTTTGTTGGCAAGAATTGCAATACTGTAGTTTTCTTGGAATAGTACACACCATAACATATATCCTGCGGCCGTGGTAGTCTTACCAACCTGACGAGGCATCTTTGCAATTGAGAATCTATTTTCATGAAACGTTTGCACCATGCCTTCTTGAAAGTCCCACATAGCAAATGGAACAAGACCATGGTCAACGTTAACAATTTTTACATACGTTTTAATGAAATAGATGGGATCATCAATGCACCTAGCGATTTCTTTTAACTGTTCTTCAGTATAAGAAATCTCTACGCCGGCACGTTTTAACCTACTATTACCAAGATAACCTTCATCACTCATAATTTATTTTAAAAAACTTCTTAACATCCAACCATGCTTTTCATGTGCATCAATTCTACCTGCAATAAAGTCAGCAATACCTTGTTTCTTAAAATTGTCAGCTAAATCAAAAGCTACATCTAAAGTTCTCAAAACTTTAGTATTATCGGATTCAAGTCTTCGACACATTTCTCTAAAATCAGGTACAGAATTTTCACATTCAATATCTGTCATTTCAAGAAATCTCGTCATCGATGTTGGTGCATAAATGTCCAAAGTGCGAATTTCTTCAGCTATTGGGTCAATCGAACCGTGTAATTCGGTATATAAGTCACCTAAAAAACCATGAGCCTGTGCAAAAAGAGGACCCTCTACATTCCAGTGGTAAGCATGAGATTTGACATAGAGCGCAAAGGTATCAGCTAAGGCCTTTTTTAAAATTTCTTGTAGAGTTTCCATCTTTATTCCTTGTTATTTTTTATCATTTTTATTAAATCGGTTGTTGATCCGATGAATACAGCTTTATCAACACTTATAGAATTATTTTCTTTAGTTGAAACACCTGTCAACTCTTTGCGCTTCTTCTGTATATCTATAAGGTCTTTATTTAAGTCTGCCATAGTCTTTATTAGAGTTGCTGCAACTTCGTAAGCTCTGGGGTGTTCTGATTCTTCCGCTACTTTTAATAAATTATCAATAGCACCGTCACTTTTTTGTAACAGTTCTCGTATATTACTTCTTGCTAATTTAAGATCGGAATCCAAATCTGAACTCGTTTCTACTTCCGCAACTACAAGTTCAGATTTAGGTTCTTCAGGTATTGGTTCTATGTCAAATATTTCAGATAAATTTTGATTCAATTGTTTCATGTTATAGTTCTAGGCCACTCAGTTATGGTTTCTGTGAAACCGTATTCATCATCTGGTTGAGCATTAATTGGGTTCGGTTCAGTCACAACAGCAAATGCCTTTACTGGACTTAAATCTACCGAATCAACTGAGAAGAGAGCATTAGAGTAGTCTCCTCTAATTATATCGTTTTCTTCAAGTAACTCGGTTAACTCTTCTACGATTAAAACACCAGTCGAATTATTACTGAAATATGTGACCTTTCCAGTTACTGGTTTGTTACTCACTCTTATTGTTTCACCCGTAGTGAATACCCCATTACCTGTTGCAAAATCAACAAAAACTTTTTGTGCATCGAGTTTTCTTGTATCTGTATAAATGTTCGTATTGGCCCTTCTAATTAAACCAGTATTTGGTGAAATGACGGGAGGAAATATAAATGATTTAACCGTAAAGTTTAAATTCCAAATGATCATTCTAGTTGAAATCATATCTCCTTCATAATCAATCTCAGGCGTAACTGAATTGAGTATGATTGGCATATCATATTTTTGGTCAAGGTCTTTAATCAGGTCCACTGTAACCGTAAAATCTGGCGTAAAGAATGGTAAAATTTGTTCGATGATTTGAGTGCCATCTTCCGTATTTCTAACATAGATAGACATTGTAAAGTCGAAATTATATGGTAAAGGTACATACTGTGAAGTTATACCATTCCCACCAAAAGAGAAGTTTCGTGTTAGTGATACTTGTTTTCTGGAAGAATCATACGTTATTCCTTCCATATTAAAACTTATTCTAGGCAAAACAACACCAAATGAACGAAGAAGGTCTGGATCCGAGGCCAATCTGGTAATATATTTCTCTTTTGGTCCATATGAAAGTGGAACTTTAAGTCTTTCATATTCTGTTGAACCGTCTTTACTGTAACGAACTATTTCAAGATCGTTGAACAGTGTTCCGAAGGCAACCACAATCTTTCTGATTGTTCTATTATAAAAATGACGATTGCCTAACATTAAGGTTCTCCGAACGGATTTTTATCCGTAAAATCTATGATATCCAATCCTTCTTGTTCGATCAGTTTGTTATCAGCTATGTCTTCAAAAATATTCTCACTTACTGGTGAGAATTCATCCACAGACTGCACAAAAGCACGAGCATTACTTGTGTTACCAATTAACTGAGAATTATTAGAGAAGTAACCTTGTACTCTTATAACTTCCATATGCGAGTTTGCAGTGAACGAATATACAATAGCTTGTGCTGATGAATTGGCCAAATTTGTTCCTTGATAAACAATTTCATTAGGTACAAATACACCTGTCACATTATTCGCAACCGCAACTCTCGTTTTTCTATATGCACTAACTGCTTCACTATCGATTTCATCAACACCAGTTTCAATAATTTCTTCGGAGAAAGTGAACTGTTTCAGTTTCAAAGCGTAAACATAAACGTTACTATCACGGCCTCTACCCAATGTATAGAACATTGCCTGATCGTTTTCATGTTCGACAAAGGTAACTTCAAAAAAGTTTTGTACCAGTGGAACATAGATCAGATCACCTTCTCTAGGACGATTGAGTGGTACTGTCATTGCGAATCTTCTTCTAGAAACGAGTAAAGAAACCTCGTCTCTAATTTCTAATCCAAATTTAGAGATAAAGTCACCTTCACCATCCATACCCGAGATGTTTTCTAAGTACATTTCAATTGGGTATGCATTTCTAAATTCTTTTAGAGTGTCTTCACCATAAAGATTGTCCACACTATCTCTACTAGTTCTGGAAATATAATAAACATCCATGCCATTAATTTGCATGGCTTCTATTACTAGGTCTTCTACAAGAAGTTGCTCACTGTTTACTTGTTGAAGAGGAAAATTATTAAAATAAAAATTAGTGGACATTTTAGCCTAAAAAGAATTCACCAGGCAATACATTATAGGATTGCATTTCTTCTTCGATCTTGTCGATTTCTGCTTGTGCTTCGGTAGCAATTCTGACACCATCAAGTGTTACACCACCCGGCATTTGAATGCCTGCAAACTTAGATAAGTTATTACCCCATTGCAATTTCAACATAGCTGTTGCATATCTCTTCAGAAATCTGTCGTTCCAAACATCAGAGATTCCAGTTTTAATCATCGTTAAACCTGATGTGTTTGCGATGAATGGTGTGTCAACCTTTAGATTTGTTGGTGAAGAGATTTGTATGATACGTTTAGTTTCTTGGCCAAAAGTGATCTCATCACCAGGTAAGATATCTTGATCAAATCTACTATCAACACCAACAACATCAACTGAACTTACAGTTGTATTGGCCGTACCAAACAATGTCTGATTGTCAGGATCAAGTTTACGGTAACATTCAACCACCACATATTGTCCAACTTGCACATCTCTCGACCAATCAATATCCAAGAACAATTTATTCATATGTCTATTGAATCTAAACAAAGGTGTTCCCGAGAACAATAAGTTTAGTGTACGAATATGTTGCATCGTTATTTCATATGAAACATACGAGACTGAGGTGAAGTCATAAAGATCGTGTAATCTTAACTGATATCTCAGATCAAACATATTTACTGATGATGACGATTGATCAAAGGGCATAACACCAGTAACAAAAAGTACCGTGTCAGGACAATAGATCCAACCACGGTCAATATCCGCCTGTTGAATCATATGCTTCATATAGATTTGTTGGCAACCATCAAAGTGATAGTCGTGAAAAAACTGGAGAGAATCATCGATTCGATCTGAGATTTGGTCTTCATCCACGTTAATCTGAATAACAGGATGACCCAATCTTCTTAAGCAATAATCTATGAACTGTGCTCTTGTCTGTGGTGCGGCCATTTGTTTACCTATAAGTTTATCGATTATTTATGTTAATCAATTCCAAGGTGCAGTTAAAGATACTGATTTAGGATTGATGATAACTTCGATTTGATCATCGAGATTTTGTTTGTAACTTGTAACCTGTTCCTCACCTAATGCAGATTCTACCCAAGTTGTGACAGTTTCTTTTGTCAGTTCTGCAAATTCTACAAATTGTCCTTCACCGTCATATGGTGCAAGACCAACGGTGCCGTAAACTTCAGCTGCATTTCCTAATTGATCTTGGCCACGTAGTCTCCAATGTACAGTAAATACTACATTGGTTTTATCTTCGACGGTAGGATATGCTTCTAATTGTGGGAACTGCCATGTATATGTGTTCATTTAATTTCCTTTTATACCGGAGGTGGAGTTGGTGTCTGTTGCGGCGCCCATGGTAATGAGATGTCCGGATTGACTTGTTGTTTTTTGAAAGTAATCTTATTATTGATTTGCTCGTTAATATGTTTCCAATATTCTTCATTATTTTCAACAATTGGCTGCACCCAAGATAAGACAAGGGCTTGCGTGAGTTGGTCGTAAGGTACAAAAGTTGCAGGATCAATATCGCTAGTGGATAAAGGTGTTGCGCCATTAAAAACGCCTTCGCCGCCTTCTGCGTCCGCACCTGTTAATGTCCAACGCACGTTCATAATGACGTTAGATTCCACGGTTGTATTAACCGATGTCATGCCTGTAACTGCCCATGTGTAGTCCATTTAATTTCCTTTTAGTGCGGCTACTTCAGCCATAAGTTGTTCTATTAACTGCTGCTGCTTTTGCATCGCTGAGCATATTGAAGGTATCAAAAAAGAAGCATCCACGCTCTGTGGGTTCATTGATCCGTTTTCATTTACAGCGTCTTTTTCGCCGTTAACACACTCAGGTGCAACCAAGTCAAGTTCATGTGCAATAAAGCCAATGCCTTTCATTCCACCAAATTGTTGTTTCCAATCAAACGCAACAGGACGCAGTGACATAATTTTAGCAAGTGCTGCTGTAGTATCTAGGCCTACATCATTTTCTTTCATCCGGTAATCAGACGAGGTGTTGTAAGCGGTTGATCCACCGGAAGCAATAATAGAACCGGAAACCGTGGCACCGCTACTAACAGTAAAGTAACAGGGGATGCCAGAACCGGAAGAATTGCCAAAAATAATTCCTCTGTCTGTACTACTTATGGATACTGGAAAAGTGCCAGAACCTGCGGGAGAAGGCACCGATAAAATATTAAATCGTGATGTACTCTGTGGATCACAATAATAAGCTGTGTCGTTTAAATCGTAAAAAATAGGCGCACGCATTGATACTGTTGCATATGCGTTACCTGAAAAATCCCAATAATGATGTACTGTGCTGGCCGACCATCCGCCTAATTTAAATATATTGTCTGTATCTAAACCTAAGTTAACTGCATATGCGCCCGGTCTGTGAAACGACATAGAAGCTGCCGTGCCTGCTCCGCTTGATCGTACAGAAAATGTAGAATCGTTTGCGCTTGTAAATGCGGATGCATTACCAACTGTAGCCAACACCCCCGTCATACCGCCACCCGCTAAAGGCAGATAACTTGCGGCTGTGGTAGCTGTTGCAGCATTACCTGTAATGTTAATACCCCAATTACCAGAAGCTCCTGATCCCGTTAAGGATGGTGCGTATGAAGTGTAATTACTGCTATTTAAATAATAAACCCATGCGCCAAACGATCCGCCAGTTACATTTCGTGTAGCTAATTTATTGGCGTTATCTTCCCATCCCCACGCAACCTGCGTACCCCAATAATTACTTCCGTTGGTGTGCCTAAAGTTTTGTTGTATCCACCAAGAACCACCCGGCCCATTAGTCCCGTTTGCTCCAACATCGCCGCCGTATTTGGCAGTTCCCGCAGCTGTGTTTTGAAAGTCACCATTCCAAGAGCCTGTTGAACCAGTTTGGCTAATAAAATTGCTTGAAGTTAAACTTGTTGCGCTACCCGCAATATTCATCGACTGACCGCTAATAAACGTAGCTACAGCCGCCGCTGTTGCAGAGCGATAATAGTTATCCGTCTGTTTTGCTATTATTGCTGTCACGCCAGATGATATAGAATTATCAGTAGAGTTGAAATAAGTATTAAAGATATAACCATTACCATCACGTTGTACGATTGTGCTTGCCGCCCCTGCTGTAGTGCTTGCAGTAATCGTAGCTGAGTTTGTTTGACCGGTGATGTTGGCCGCAGTAATAGGCCAAGTACCTGTTGGTGTGCCACCTAAAGTTAAGTTACCGCTTGTTGTAACCGTTCCAGTAAGTGTCAGTCCACCGTAATTACCGGTGCCACCGACACTCGTAACTGTTCCTACATTCGATGTCTTTGAATTAGCCGTTGCAAATGCTGAGTTAGCATAAACACCAGAAGTAACAGCACGTTGATCGGCCGTTGCAGCATTTGTTGTTGCGGTGTTTGCCTGAGAAAATGCAGTATTGGTATGATTGACAACATCATATCCTCTAACCAAAACTGAATCGGAAATTAAATTGGATCGTAACGTGGTTATTCTTAGTGATGCATCATTAGGATCCAAGATGTTAGTTTCTTGAATATGTGGTGTATAACTATCAAAAAGGTAATAGGTGTTTGCGGAAGAATCCCGTACCAATCCAGTATGTTTTGTTGTTCCGCCTTCAATGTAGTGAGCAATAAATCCTGTATCTAACAGATTTCCTGGATTATTATTTGCTAATAGAATTAACGGATCATTGATAACTAGACTGTCAGAAGCATGTGTGACAGTATTACCAGTAATATTCAAGTTACCTGTTATGTTTACATCACCTGAAATTGTACCACCTGTGGAATTATATTTTGTATTTGCGGTGATGAATGCTGAATTAGCATATGAACCAGAAGTTACTGCTCTTTGGTCAGCTGTTGCAGCATTAGTGGTTGCGGTATTTGCTGTACTAAAAGCACTATTGGCATATGAACTGGCGCTGTTTGCAGCATCTCTAACCCATGTGTCTGTAGCATTGTTAGCTCTATCGAAAGCTGCTTGTGCTAATATGGTACCTGTGTTTGCTTGGATATAAGCTGAGTTGGCGTGATTATTAACATTGGCTTGTATCGTTGTAGATCCAATAATTAAATTACCCGAAACAGTTAGATCGCCTGTTGACGAGACCAGCATGTGATCATCGAGCATCAGGTTACCACGTACAATCACATCTCCATTAGCAGAAATAATCTCATTACTTCCGACACTAATGCCGTTCTTTACTGTAAAGTTTTTAATTGACATTCTGGTTCACTGTCCCCAAATGTTATATGTTAATTGTTGTTCTATGTAGTTTTGCTGTGGTAATCGAATTGACTGGTGTTAATAGTAATCTTACATTACCACTTACAATACTTGTTGCAAATGTACCTAAAGATACATTGGTAAAGTTATCACCATATTGTACAAAAGTGGATGTTGTTCCATTATGTAGTATTGATATTTCTGTGAAGTGATAATCAGTACCACTTGTTAACTGTACGAGATATTTAGCACTTCTGTAAGTTGATGCTGAAAAACTATCTATACTTACTTGTGTGTTAGATGATGTGGTTAATGTATTCGATGCCTGTACGGTTTGTTGTATCGTTACTGTATTTGCACCAACATCACCAATGCCTGTAATTGAGGCATAGTTCACCATCACATCACCAACACGTTTAACGTAGCCGGTGTTTACATCAGCATTTGGTATGAATACGTGGGCTCTAAACTTATCACCAAGAACGGCAGATTCAACCAATACAACAGTACTGGAATTATTAGCAAAGTAATCTTCACCGTCCGTTAACACCGCACCGTTAAGGAATACGTCAATATAACCTGGAGAATAACCACCAACAATACCAAATTCGGATTGCGTCAGGTCAGTTACAGTTCTATCTGTAACAGTCTTTGCAACACTTATTTGGGGAGAATTCCCGATATATGACATTAATTACTCCAAACTTTTATATGGTATTTATAGTGATTAATTTGTTATATCTTCATCGGGTGGTAATGGCTCGTTGCCTTCTGCCAGCCACTTTAGGTATTCTTGATAGTCGGTATTAGCGGGTTCAAAGGGAATAAACGCACCGTCGATCAAACGCTTTACTACCAACAAATTCTCAGAAGGATTCTTTGGGTTAGGGAGTAGTTTGTACATTTATAGCTCCGCACTTGCTGTGAAGTGGAAATATGACTCATTGGCTTGGTTAACTGCGCTTAAATTTTGATTGATGCTCCACAAATCTTGAGATGTGTACGTTACGCCTGCAGCCAAATTTATTCCTGAACCCCCAGTGCCTTTATAGGTATAGGTACTTCCAGAAGTACCGTCAGCCGCAGAATAAATAACAACCGTCGGACTGGTTCTTTTTTGAACAACAAATCTAATGGTTTGAGAAGTAACCGTATCATCGCTTGCGATTAAATTTAATGTAATAGGTTTTGATGTGCCAAATGGATACGCTTGGCCAAAGTTATACCCGGGCGCAAAACCAGTTGGGTAACTTAGTTCGTAATACCGCTGACACAACGCTAACTCTGTCCCGATACTCCTAAACTCAAACGGTGTAGCGACTGAGCCTTTCTCTAGCTGTACGCCTGTGATGTAGAAGGTGGCTCCGCTTGTGCCGACTACGGATGTTGTGCCAGTAACACTAGTAAAGTTACCTGCTGTCCATACACCCGCTGTAGTTTGAAATGTAGAACCAGAACCCAAATCAAATTGAACTCGAATACCGACACCGTTATTTGTTGCCCAAGTGCCAGACGTATCACCAACTATGGTAATGGTTTTGTATTCCCAAGTATTTGCGGCATTAATTGAGTAAGAAAAAGCGTAAGAACGATCAACCGTTGCATTGCGAAAGCTACCGCTAAATGTGCCAGTTAAGCTAGATCGAACCCAAAATGAAAGAGTAACTGTGGACGCATTTGCTGTTCCCCACCCTAAGTCTAAACCGTTAAATCCTTCAATTGCTTGAGTAATTGCAAAGTAATCGGATGATAAGCGAGCGTATGCAGAAGTAGAAGTAATGCCAAGATAGTTAGTAAAGCCAACTGGCGGAGTAACCGAACCTGCGTTTTGCTGAACAGTAAATTTACTAGATTGAGCGACAATATATGCCCACCGATCAACTGTATAAGTAGAAGTTCCAACTACGGTTGTTGCGACACTCGCCCCCGCATTTCTCTGGTCAATCGTCATCGCACCGTTGATAATGCGGTTCTTGAATCCAGTCTGCGGGGAGTAGTTATTACCAGCAACACTTAATGATCCAGAAACCTTTACATTCCCTGAGACATCCAATTTCTCTGTAGGTGAACTCGTATCAATCCCCACGTTGCCGGCAGAAGTGATATACGCTTTATTTGAAAGACTCATTAACCCCGCATCAGTAACACGAATATATCCGTTTTCGGCGCTAACTCCAGAATTTGTGAATTGAAGTGTTGCTGCGTTTGCTGTTGCATTTGAACGCAAACGCAATGCATAGCCAAAGTTCGCAGTTGTGTCACCAGCAGCTACATCTAACCGATAACCAGGCGAACTCGTACCAATACCTATTTGTCCATTTACATCCTTGTAGAACTGACCTGAACCAATATTAATGATGCCAGTATTACCTGTAAGTGTTCCACTATAGGAAAGGTTGGTGAATGTACCACTATAAGGTGTATTCGCACCAATGACGCCGTTGATTGGACCTGTGACGCTAAGTATTCCAGCGTCAAATGAAACAGTTGAATCACTATTGATAGTGAGACTGGGAACGTTTGATGTTGGATGTAGAATTTCGGTTACTTTGATTATACTAGCCATTATTTGTTCTCCAGTACTTCGAGTCTAGCTGTGAGTTCTTGGATTGCCGCAACTAAGGTAGCAACTAGGAACGAGGTATCTACGCCTTGGTATTGAGGTTTACCGTCTTTATATGTTTCATCCTTTGTGCCGGTAACACAGTCAGGTACTACAGCTTGGAGTTCATGGGCGATGAAACCTTGTCCAGTGCTGCCGTCTGCTTTCCATGTATATGTGCATGGTTTTAATAGTGCGACTGTCGTTAAAGCGCCTATCATAGGTGTTACGTTTTCTTTAAGACGGTAATCAGAGGTTGTGTTGTAAGAAGTTCCTGTTGTACTGCAAGAAATACTTCCAACTGCAACTTGAGTTGCGCCTTTGTAAAAAGACAAGGCTGCAAATGTGGTTGTTCCTGTTTGCCAAATGTTAAATGTATTATTACCATTAACAGTATGCTTAATGTTAAATCCATCGCCTGTACTAGCTACTACATTTATTTGTCCTTCAGCATTGATCAGTGGATTTGTCGTAGTCCCCAACAGCAAGTTGCCAGAGGAGTTGAGGCGCATACGTGGCGTAACTGTTGTGCCGTTGTAGCTACTGAAATCAAGACCAGCGCCAGCAGAACCATAAACAATGTTTACTTCAGCAGAACCGTTAGAATAATTTCCACCAAATGATAAGCCATATACACTTAACCCTGTTGTACTAGCGCCACCAGAATTTGCATAAAATGTCCCCGCCCACGAAGCCGTAGCGGCAATTGAAGTTAGCCTTACGTTACTGGTAGTCACCGTACCAATCCCTACGTTGCCAGAGGAGTCGATACGCATACGTTCGTTGCCGTTGGTTGTAATTACCAATGGGTTTGTGCTTACGCTAGTAATATACGACTCTGCGTTATTGGCGTTAAAATATAGTCTTGTTACTCCTGCCGTTTGTATCTCTAGCCCCGGATAATTTGCCGCCGTAGCATTGTTAATCGCCAAGCCACTTGATACTGTTGTAGTTCCCGCAGTCGTACCAATCCCCACGTTACCAGAGGAGTTGATACGCATCCGCTCTGTGCCATTAGTAACCCAACGATGTCCAGCATATGCGCCATATACCATCGCACCATTTAATGCAGAAGATGTAGAGCTTGTTGTTGGAGATGAATCGTAAGCACCCCAAATAGCGTTGTATTCACCAATAGTTGTACTGGCTAAATTATCGCCATCCAAAGGCATAGCAATACTTCTCGGAGTGCTTGTATTAGCAGCATTTCTAATAACATTTAAACCAGCATAATTCCAGTTTGACGCACCACGAACAAAAGTAGTTGTGCCTGATGATGTGTTTCCTAAATAAACATCTCCGCGAGCATCTAAAATTCCACTAGGGCTACTCGTGCCAATTCCTACGTTTCCGGAGGAGTTAAGGAACATCTTTTCTGTGCCGCTTATTCTAAACGAATGGTCTGCCGCATCGTATGCTGTGCTTACATAACCCGGACTACTTCTGTTGTAGCTTTGGATGTAAGTGCCAACACCGCCGCCGGGGTAATTAACAAAAAACTCAAGCCCTGCTGCGCCACCGTTTGATACGGCTAGTTTTGCCTGTGGTGTAGTTGTACCAATCCCCACGTTGCCGGAGGAGTTGATTCGCATACGTTCTGTGCCAGCCGTACTCGCAGCAATCGTATCAGCAGCAGGAAACCAAATACCTGTATTAGTGTCACCTGTTGTCGTAACAGAGGGAGTACTAGCCGCCCCTGCTGGGAACACTACCCCGCCTGTGCCTTTTGGTGTCAGGGTTAGGTTAATGTTGGTGTCTGAGCCTGCCGCCACTACTTGGACTGCGTTACCTGTGGCGCTACCCGCTACTTGTAAATAATTCACCGCACTAGCAACAGGCGTGACACGCAGGGATTCTGAGCCTGCGGTTGCGCCGAAAGAGATTGTGCCTGTATTAGCAATGACAATTCTATTGACGTTGTTGCTTTTCAATACCAAATCTTGAGCGACACCCGCAAATATTGGTGCTTCTAGAACTTTTACTTTAAGCTCACTCATTATACTTTTCCTTCCAATGTTTTAATGCGAGCATCTTGTTGATCTATGATGGATTTTAATTCTTGGATTGCTGCAGTTAGAGTAGCAACTAGGAACGAGGTATCTACGCCTTGGTGTTGCGGCTTGCCATCTTTGTCTATAGCGTCTTTAGTTCCTGTTACGCAATCCGGCACTACCTCTTGTAACTCATGGGCTATAAAGCCTTGACCGTTTGGACTTGTTCCTGCGAACTCTGGTTTCCATGTGTAAGTCACAGGCTTAAGTGCCAACACCGTATCAAGTGCGCCAGACATAGGCTGCACGTTTTCTTTTAGTCGATAGTCCGATGACGTTGCATAAGTTGTTGTTGAGCCAGATGAGCTAATTGTTCCAGCGCCAACAAACGCACTTCCATTGTCTGTATAAAAGTTAAGATTTGTTCCAGATGTACTATCTATGCCAAAATAAGATACACCACTTGAGCATCTAACTCTTAAACCACCTCCAGCCAATAAGCCACTTCCATTTACTCTACTTGCAACCGGATTGGTAGAAGTAGTCCCCACCAGCAAGTTGCCAGAGGAGTCGAGGCGCATACGTTCTGAGCCGCCAGTATTAAACGCCAATAAATTGGTTCCAAAAACAATTTCTTCTTGTACTCCAGTAGCAGCATCACTTTGGTCAACACTTCGACGTATACGATAAGATGATGTTCCCCAATCGCCAACACCAGAACCTGTAGAATCTCTGACATTAACTATTCGCAAGCCGTCATTACTACCGCTACGACTATCGGCAAAATACGCCATATTGACGTAATCACCAGCAGTTAATCCTACTACTGGAGTCTGTGAAATTAACCCATACAATGTGCTTGAAGCAGTCGTAACATAGATTTTTGACGTAGGCGAAACCGTACCAATCCCCACGTTGCCAGAGGAGTCGAGCTTCATGCGAACAACACCATCTAACGCAAACGCAATACCGCCGCTCGCATTATTTGCATTAAGAAGCATTGCATCTTGAGCGCCAGTAATGTCGGTAAAGGTGCTGCTTGTCATGCCAAAGGTTGCGTTACCAGCATTAGAAAGAGCTATGAAGCGGGAAACCGCAGAAGCCCCTGCGGCTGAGTTTGTAACTGCGTTGCTGATATTGCCGTTTGTATTACCAACAGTGTGAAGTTGGTATACCGGCGAAGTCGTACCAATCCCTACGTTGCCAGAGGAGTCGATACGCATCTTTTCTGAAACACTACCACCAGAATTTGAAGTCCCAAAAGATAAATACCCAGCAAAATTAGATGCAGTAGCATTTTCTTTTAATCCCGCAACATAACAAAATCCGTATGGGTCAAAACTGCCACCTTCACCACTAACTCCACCAAGAGCAATTTTCCCGCCTTTATCAGCAGCAATAGTGTCCGTTGAAAAAACTTGTAACTGACCGTTCCCTCCCGTAATTGACGGCATTGCCCCTGCGACATGAAGTTTTCCTGTTGGCGAAATCGTACCAATCCCCACGTTGCCAGAAATGTCAATCTGCATACGTTGTGAATCTGATGTCCAAAACGAAATTGGCTTGAATGCTCCGGTAGATATATAAGATGACAAAACCCTGTTTGTATCTGAAGCTGAATCGTACCCAATGCCGATAAAAGTATCGTTTGCGCTATTGATACTAACTACACCTAGCGATGCTGATGAGGTATTGGCGGATTGTTTGACTGACAATCTGTAACTAGGTGAAGTCGTGCCAATCCCTACTTGTCCATTTGCATCCTTGTAGAACTGACCTGAACCAATATTAATGATTCCAGTATTACCGGTCAATGTTCCACTATAACTTGGATTAACATTACTTAATGGTGTATATCCTAATCTTGCAGATATATCTGTATAGTATGTGTTGGCTTGTCCAGCAAAGGTTTCAGCATCAATAACTCCTGCCGATCCGGAAATACCTGTAGAACCATCTAATATAAGAGACATTTTATTACCTTATACAATAGTCCAGACGGATCCGTCCGGTACAGTAACTATTACTCCATCTTGGATTTCTATTGGTCCCGCACTCATGGCGTTCTTTCCAGATGTGATTGTATATGATGCTGTTACATTGGCATCATTCTCATAGAACACTTCGTTACCACTTGATCCTGATGCGCCACCACCTATCGAACCCCATGCCGTTCCATTATATCCTTCAAACTGTTCGAGTTCTTGGTTAAATCTGAATTCACCGGATGTTCCAGTTGTTCTTTGGGCAGTATTACCAGTAGGTACTTTTATTGCCGAATTACTATTGAAAATTGCGGTACCGTTTACTATTACTCCGGATGTCGTGAATCTTGCAACCACATTCTGTTCATTGATACCACCAACAATAATCTTAATGTCGGTAGGAACTTCAGTTGATGTTGTACCAATAACTAGGTTTCCACCCAACTGATCGATTGAACTGCCTTTGACGACCAAATATCCATCAAGCGGCCATGCAGAAGTTCCTAAACTGTTATTTGGATATAGATTGTTATACTGTGAGTTCTTGATACCCAAATCAACATAGAAAGAAGAATCGTCTCCTACGTCAGCGGTCAGTACATAATCAGATGTACCTTGTGGGTCAATATTTTGTTGATTAACTTGTATGTATGTGTTAGAGTTGCCAGTGAATTGACCAAGTGCATTAGGTAATAGTGTTGCAGAATATGTAGCTACGCCAGCATAAAACTCAGTATTCGCATAGAGAACTTGTGCAAATACATTACCTGTTGTGGATAATGCACCAGTCATTGCATCACCGCTTCTCAATACCCTACTATTAGCGGTAGAGAATGCGGCATTAGCGTATACACCAGATGTTACTGCTCTTTGATTGGCGGTATTAGCTTGTGTATATGCATTATTTGTGTGATCGACTACATCATATCCTCTAACCAAAACCAAATCTGATATAAGATTTGACTTAAGTGTTGTTATTCTTAATGTTGGTTCATCAGGATCTATAGTATTTGTTTCTTGTAGATGAGGCACATAACTATCAAAAAGGTAATACGTATTCGCAGAAGAATCTCTTACCAATCCAGAGTGTTTTGTTACACCACCTTCAATATAATGAGAAATGAATCCTGTGTCCAGAAGATTTCCTGGATTATTATTGGCTAACAAAATCAAAGGATCATTAACTACGAAACTGTTTGATGAATGAGTGACTGTATTGCCTACAACATTCAAGTTACCAGTTATATTAACATCACCTGAAATCGTTCCACCACTGGAATCGTATTTGGTGTTAGCTGTAGAGAATGCTGAGTTGGCGTGATTATATGATGAATTAGCGTATGAACCAGCACTAACTGCCTTTTGATCCGCTGTCGCAGCATTAGTTGTTGCGGTATTGGCTCTAGAAAATGCCGCATTCGCATAAACACCACTTGTTACCGCTTTCTGATCAGCTGTTGCAGCATTAGTTGTTGCGGTATTTGCTTGTTCATAAGCACTATTGGCATATGATGAAGCTGAATTGGCAGCATTTCTAACCCAAGTATCTGTTGCATTGTTCGCAGCATTATATGCAGCATTAGCCTGTAAATATGCAGAGTTGGCGTATACACCAGATGTTACAGCACGTTGATCTGCTGTGTTTGCTTGAGTGTAAGCCGCATTTGCATATAGACCAACTGTTGTCAATGCCGGTAAATCAATTGTTCCATTAACTGTAAGATTACCAGAGACAATGATATTCGAGTTGAGTAGTACACTAGATGAATTCGATGAAATGGTGTTGATGAATATTACATTGGCGGAAGGCGTAATCAATGCAGGACTTCCAGCAAAGACTAATGCTCCGTTACCGGTAGTATTACTAATTGCTTGTGCTAGGTCTAGTGCTCTTGATGCCATTTTTCGCTCGGTTTATTTTAGTATTTATTGAGTCTTCAATAACTGTATTTCCGCACATAGTTCTTCAATCATTGTTTGTTGTTCTTGAATTGCTTTGAACGCTACAGCCACAAGTGAACCATAATCAACACCGTATTGTGTTTCTTCACTACCAAGAACAACTTCTGGAATAATTTCTTTTAATTCTTGCGCAACAAACCCAATGTAATTACCAGCACAATCAGTTCTTGTGTAACTACGAGGTTTTGCGGCTATAACGGACGCTAAACCGTGTTCAATAGTACGAACGTTAGTTTTTAAACGTCCATCAGATGCGTTTGTCCAAGCACCAGCGGCAGACAAAGAAGGCACATTACCCGCTTGACTTGGAAAAAACAACGTTGTATCAGCAGTATCGCCAGACCAAGACAGTTGCCGCCAAGTATTTGCGTTTCCAGTATGTGTAAGTTGAACCCCAGCTTTAATATTTACTCTGGAGTTTGTATTCCACGATGTCGCTGGCGCAACAGTTGTTAACACTAAAAGCGTACCATCGCTATTAATGCGCATACGTTCTGTTGGAGTTACTCCGGTATAAAACGAAATTAATCCTGTGCTATCAGCCGCTTTACTAACAAGTCTTGTCTCCCGGGAAGATTCTAGAAAATGAACACCTAGTTCATAAGTGGTGCTGAATTTTGAACCGACAAACCGATCCATTGAAGCCGCCCAAGTTTGCTGGACATCACCAGTAACCTCTAACTTACTTGCAGGCGAACTCGTACCAATCCCTACGTTGCCAGAGGTGTCGATACGCATGGCTTCATTTGTAGTGCTAAACGCTAAGTAATTACCTGAGTTGTTTGTAATACCCGTTGCAACAATGCTGTTTTTATAAGCACCTTGCTGCAATACCTTCAAGACATATCCACCAGCCTCTGAACCCGCAGTATTAAACTCAATAGTTGGAGCAAATTGCACATAATCTTTTTTTGCAGACGCCGCATTATTAGCACTAAACGTAAGGTTAGAAATTGAGCCGGCAGTTGCGCTAGTAAATAAATCTAGCTTACCTGTAGGTGAAACCGTACCAATCCCCACGTTGCCAGAGCTATTAGCGACAATTAAGTTATCTGCAAAACCAACAGCATTTAATTTATAAAAATCAGCAGCACCAGAATTAACTGTCCACTCAAACGGAACTGTTGCCCCTGTCTGACGAAAAGAACCAACAACGTGAAGTTTACTTGCAGGCGAAGCAGTCCCAATCCCTACGTCTCCACCAGACTGTATTCGCATTTTTTCACTGCTGTTTGTAACAAACTTTAAAGCACCTGCTCGCAAGTTCCCTGTGTCTACGTCAATGCCGTTATGCCCAACATACCATTGCGCAACACTTGCGTTTGAATTAACTGTGTATAACAGAGCTGATCCAGTTTCCGCAGTTGATCTAATAGCTACAACATTACTTGCTGCGCCGCCACCAACTTCAAATTTAACGCTAGGTGTAATGCCAATCCCCACATTCCCAGACGCATCCTTATAAATCTGCCCTGAGCCGATGTTAATAACACCTGTGCCGCCTGTGAGTGTGCCTGTGTATGATAGATTACTGAATGTTCCAGTGTTGGCAGTAACACCACCAATAGCCGGCGGTGAAGACAAATCTAAAGTGCCACCAAGTGTCAGATTTCCACTCGTAGTGACTGTGCCCGTCAAGGTCAGACCATTAACTGTACCTGTGGCGCCAACGCTAGTAACTGTTCCTACATTAGATGTTTTAGAGTTAGCTGTCGCAAATGCTGAATTAGCATAAACACCAGAAGTTACGGCTCTTTGGTCCGCCGTGGCAGCATTAGTAGTTGCTGTGTTTGCTTGAGTATATGCACCGTTGGCATAAGAACCAGCACTTGTAGCATTAACTGATGCCGTATTAGCGACACCAAATGCAGAATTAGCATAAACACCAGAACTTACTGCCTTTTGATCTGCTGTGTTTGCAGCTGCATATGCTGAATTAGCATAAACACCAGAAGTAACAGCTTTCTGATCTGCTGTGTTTGCAGTTGCATATGCTGAGTTAGCATAATTTCCTGTTGTTGTGTTTAATTGTGTAACAGTATTCGCATCAACTGGTTGATAACCTAAACTGTCGGTGACTAATTCTGGAAGTGTAACAATTGGGTAAGTGGTTGTGCCTAGATAACTCACGTGATCTCCAGAACAGAAAGAATTACATCTAATGAAGTGTTTGCAGAACTGGTAACTCTTATCGACCCTCCCACTGGTATGACAATCTTTTGATCTCCACCAATAGCAATCAAAGCACCACCAACAGGAACAAGAGCTCCTGGTCCAACAATTCTTGTTGAATTTGTGCCATCATTCAGTACAATCTCTACTGTAACAGGATATTCAGTTATGTTTGCAACACTACAACCAATAGCGGTGACTTGCGTGTTAGCTGCAACAGTATAACTGCCGACTGTTGCGGGTGTTGTTCCTACGTTTCTACTTGTATAACTTTTAAAAGTATTGGCCATTTTTTATCCTAGAGCTATTGCCATAGCGACTGCATTATCGAATGCCGCATTTGCCTGTGCGAATGCTGCAGCTGCGACCTGTATTGCAGTATTAGATTGATTGTATGCTGCGGTAATTGAAGAGGAAAATGAGTTGGCGGAAGCAAAAGCTGCTGATGCAATATCTGTTGCTGTGTTTGCTTTATCAAAAGATGCAGTAATCCTAGAAACAATATTACTTGATCCTACGATTAAATTATTAACTACTAATGTGTTGTTTGCGGAATAGTAAACTAGACCTGATGAAGATCCAAACGATCCGAAATTGTTGAATTGTATTTCACCATTGAGTCCATTTGGTTCCGTTATGGCGTCAAATAATACTGATGTACTAGTGACGTTTCCATAGTATATTTTACCATCAGCATAGTTGATGGCAAGTTCACCTGGTTCCAAAGTTGTTGGTGTATTTCCTATTACACCAGAACTTTTAATTCGAATTATAGTGTTTGCCATCTAAACTCTTTAAAATGTTCCGCCAGTCTTTACGTTATCTTCCACTTCTTCCTGCAAAAGAATTTCTTTAGATTCAAATTGGGTTAGATCGATCGATTTAACTTTCTTCAGTTTGTTTGCAGGAACCACAATTTCAAGTTTGTCGATATATTTAGTTAACTCTTCTATACGCTTGTTATTACTAATTAATACTTCCTGAGATTGACTTTTTACATCCTTGATTTCATCTTCGAGAGATTTTATCTGTCGCATGTAACCATTTATGGCTGACTGTAACCTATCTTTCTCTCTAATAATATTTTCTGTATTGTTAACCTGTATATCTTTTTGTCCCACATCATTTTTAAGAGATACATTTTCACCGTCAAGGGATTCTAACTTTCTCGTTAACTCATCATTGGTTTGTTGTATTGTGACGTTTCGTTCAGACAATTCAGCAATCTTTCTTTTTACATCATCAGCTTCATTGACTGATCCTTTCATTACTTCCAATTGTGCCTGAAACATAAGGTTTTGCTTGACAACCGCTAAAAAGTTGTCAAGCAAAACTTCTACATAAGCATTTTGTAATTTAACATCCATAGTATAATTCCTCTTTCAATTTGATTATGTAGTATTTAGAACGTTCCACCTGAGAGATGTTGGAATGTTGGTGCACCTGATGAATTGATGGTTAACAAATGTCCTTCAATTGACGAACCAACCGTAGTCAAAGCTCCTGTTCCGTTACCGAGTATAACATGATTTGAAGTGAATGCAGTATTACCTGTGCCACCATCTTCTACAGCAATCGTATCGATCCACTCGGGAGTACCTGATGTACCCATTCTCAAGAATGAATTACTTGATGGTTTGATCAACTTACCAAGAGTATTTGTTCCTGTGCCGTAGATCAGATCACCAGTATTGGCTGTTCTAAATCCAGTGCCACCATCAGTTACAGAAATTGCACTGAACAGGTTAGAAATGTTGGCGTTATCGATATCGGCAACAAGAATTGCCTTCTTCATCGTTGGGTCATTAACATCCAGAATATTAGATTCCAGAATGTGAGGACCATAATCTTCAAACAGATAATACTTGTCTGTCGCAGCATGACGCACAAGACCAGTATGTAATGTGTTACCGCTACTGACGTAATGTGCGGTGAAACCTAAATCAATCGAATCACCTGGATTGGTGTTTGCCAATAAGATGATTGGATCAGAAATCACTAAAGATGATACGTTTGCTGTTACAGTATTACCTGTAATAATCAAATTACCAGCAACAGTAAAATCACCAGTGATTGTTTGAGCACCAGTATTTCTAATAACTGTATTATCAACATCAACAGCGATCGTGTTATTACCTGTAAAAGCTGTTGTCGTAATACCATCACGACCTTGTACGGTTAGTGTTTCCGATAACAAATCAATAGTTGAGGATCCAGAATCACCTGCAACAGCTAGTGATGTTGCAATACTTACGTTTGCAGCATTAAGCAATCTACCGTCTGTATCTACACGGAAAGTAGGAATCTGTGTTGTGGAACCGTAGTAACCAGCTGTGACACCCGATGCTGTCAAATCTACTGTAATAGTAACATCTTGTGATGCGTCAAAAGAAACTGTACCGTTTGCATCACCACCCAATGCAATGTTTCTAGCATTAACTAACTTACCATTTAAATTGGCAGTAACGTTATTCGCTGAAAAATTACCAGATGTATCTCTTCTGACAATCGTATTGGCGGTATTAGCAGATGTTGCTGCATCAATGGTAGTTGTATAATATTTACCACCAATCGCTACTACACCTGTGCCATCATCAATCCAAAGTTTATTAGATACATTTGAATATGCTGGTTCTGCTAAATTCAAAGACGGAGGTGTTCCCGTTACATTTGAATACTTTAGTTGGATTACTGTATTGGCCATTTTAGAAACGTCCCCCGTTTATATTATTTAAATTTATTTGATCTGCGGTTAATTTATTCAATTCAAATTTTTCTGATGATGCATTGTAGATCAGTATATCTCCATTCGCTTTCGTTGTAAACTGAACATCGGTGATGTCGGACATAGCAACATTCGGTGCAGGTTTAAAATTAGGAGAAGATATTGAAGTACGATTAACAGGACTATTTACAACTTTACCTATTAGTCCTTGTTTTGATTGTATTGTTCCTCTAATGGCCATTATCGTGTCACCGAAGGAAGAACTGTTGCTATTCCTTCAACGACACGGTTAACTGTGTTTGCACCATTAATAATCAAATCATAAACATATCTACCAGGAGTTAACAATGCAGTATTGGAAGATGTAATCGAAAGTGTTATTTCACCATTTGATGTGCCTGTAACCGTAGCATTAATAACATAATATGTTGAGGAATAATAGGATTTACGCATCATTGAAGACGCAGTGTAACCACTTAGATTAACTGGATTATTATACACATCAAGAACACTCACTTTTTCAGTAAATGTTGCACCTTGTTCGATTGTTAATTCAGTAAACGCAGCCAAAATAGATTCCTTTTATAGTCTATTTATCTATTTTCTGTTTGAGGTAATCAACCTCTTGAGTCAATTCTTTTATGGACTCAATCAATAATCCAATTAAGTTGCCGTATGATACAGACTTGACACCATCAACTTCATAAACCACTTCAGGAACAATCTCTTCAGCTTCTTGAGCAATAACACCCATACCAGGAACACCAGATTCTTTCCATGTAAAGGTTACACCTCTCAATTTATTAACCAAACTCAAAGCGTTTCCTATAGTTTCAATATCAGTTTTAAGGTTTCTATCTGAGCTCGCAAAGAAGTCTGTTGCCGTAACTCTACCTGAAGATGGATTGAAACTGAGTTTTGTTGAAGATACGGTCAATGCACCAATTGAACCGGAAGTGTTACTGGTGAAAGAAAGATATCTTGTTGCATTTGATGTCGTATCATCAGCTAAGGTGATTGAACTATTAGCTTTGCTAAACGCACTATTCGCATGTAGATATGCACTATTGGCATAAGATTCTGCCGCAGCCGAACCAATATCACTAAAAACAGTACCGTCGTTAGTGAATGTCCATCTATCTGCTGTTTCATTCCAAATTATAGATGCATTGGCTGCAGATCCCCGATTGACAGAAACACCAGCATTTTCCGAAGGTGTAGTATTTGCTGACACATCAGAGTTTAGTGTAATGGTGGAATCAGCCACATTCAATTCTTGAGTGTTAACTGTTGTTGTTGTTCCAGATACCGTAAAGTTACCAGTAACAGCGAAGTCACCAGTAACCGTCTGTGATGCAGAAGTCAGTTTTACAAATGTAGTATTTGCATAGTTTGTTGATGCGAGGTTATTTGCTGTCACAACAGAGTTTGTATACAGTCTCAAATCGGTGTTTGCAGTTGCAATTGCACCATCTGTGTAGTTTTTCAGATTGGTGTTTGCAGTTGCAATTGCACCATCTGTGTAGTTTTTCAGATTGGTGTTTGCAGTTACAATCGTGGTGTCAGTATAACTCTTCAGATTGGTATTAGCAGTAACAATTGCCGTACTCAATGTGTTTGCAGCTAGTGATGAAGCAACAGTAGATTGACTTGTTGAACTGACACTATCACTAATTAAATTCGCCGTAACAATCTTGGAATAAGTGTTGTTGGCATTCAGAACATCTCGGATGTCCCAATACTTTTCTGGTTCATTCCATCGAATATGTGCGTTAGCATACGCACCTCTATTAACACCAAAGAATGAAAACCCGGAATCTAAAGGTTGTGGAGTTAAACTTCTCAGAGTAATAGATTCAGAGTCAATAGAAGTTGTACCACCAATACTCACGTTACCTGAAACTGTCATATCCGAAACAGAGAATGGGCCGGTGACAGTAGAAGAACCTGTAAGGAAGATACTTCCATTTAAATCTGTACGACCATTAGCAACAAAAGCACCAGTTCTTGTTGTTCCTGTTGTTGTTAAATTTCCACCAGTAACGTTAGAAGTCACCACTAAAGTTCCACCGACAGTTTCATTACCTATAATAATAACACCATTACTGACTCTTAAATCAGCGGTATGCACTAATCCGGAAGATACAACATTACCTGTAATAACATTCTTTGTGACTTGTACATTCGATTCGACGTTCGCATCACCAAGAACACGCAGGTAATTTGTGTAAACCAATCCATTTGTAGAAATGTTTCCGGATACTGTGTTCGATACAACGGTTAAATTTTGTCCTATAACTGCATTCGTATTAACTGTAGCGATATTTGATGTTAAATTTGTTGTGATAGTATTAGTGATTATAGCTGTTGCAATTTGTGCTACTCCGGTATTTACATACAATACTGTGCCGGCATTAGCAAGATAAAGGTTTCTGTTTACTCTAGCGTCTCTACCAACAACAATATCCAAATTAGCTGTTAAGTTATTTGTGGTTGTCATGTTTGTAATAGTTATATTACTGTTGACAACCGCATTATTGGAAACAAGTAGTGAGTTTCCTGGACCTAAAAGAGATAGCACTCCACCAATACTGACATTGCCTTTGGCGATAGGAGCTGATCCTACTGAAATGTCTCCTGAAATTGTAACATCTTTCTGAAACAAAGCATTGTTGGATACCTGCAAAGCAGTTCCATTTGATGTTATGACTAAACTACTGTTTCCAGATAAGGTTAAAACACCATTGGACTTAACATAATTTCCAGTTTCTAATGAATTCAGCGAATTCGCCGATTGATTAGTTTGTATTCTCCACTCGTCAATAGTGTTTGTTCTGGATATAATTGGAATTGGCATTTATAGTCCTAATCTGTTTGTTTTACTAGTTGTTTCAATAAAGATTTAATGTCGGATATGTCAGAACTCAACGACTCGACCTTATTCTTCAACATATTTATTTCATCATTTTTTGAATTTATCCGACTCGCAAGTTTTTTGCGAGCTTCGTTTTCTTCAATGGCGGAACGGTTGACGGTCAATAATGCTTTGTTTTTAGTATCTTTCACAAATTGACCGCCTTCTACCTTTACTAACATATCATTCTTCCGGCAAAGCAATAACTCTCAAATCTTTAACCTTAGGAATGACCGAAGGATCACCCGAAGTCATTACAATTTTTATTGAGAATGATTTGAAATTATCATAAGTGACACCATTTTGTCCTACATATGAGATTTGATTTGTTACCAGAGAAGGTCGATACTCATATTCTCTATAATCGCTTGTAGTCTTAGATGGTGTTACAGTAGGTTTTACACTTTCCATTTTAAAATATGGCCGATCTTTCAAAGGAGTAGGATCGTCCGATGATAACACTTTATAAAATACATGAACCTCTGTTGTGCTAGGTTTATTGGCGGCGAGATAAACTCTCAAATCGCCTGCATCAAATCCATCAGCCAAAGTGATTGGTTTAGTGATATATCTAGCATCACAAGGACCGCCCGTAGAATCAAATTCACTGTTCAGAACAATTTCTCCATTTGTTCCTGTGGAAGTGTTAATTGAAATGTCGAAATCATCAATGTAAGATGTACCAGAAGCTGCAACGTTCACACTTAAGATACTTCCGTTAGCATCGACAATCAAGTTGACATTTGCACCAGAACCTGATGTAGAATTCACAGTAATGGTATCTGTATTAGCATAACCAGTACCTGAAGAGATAATGTTAAAATCTTCTAGTTCTATTTCCGAATTATCGATGAAATTTTCCCATATATTCACATAAAGACTTTCTAGTGATATAATAGGCGTAATAGCCTTATCGTTAGAACTCATCTGTATCTGTACGGCAAAATCACCTTTATTCTGCAATTCTTTTCTGCGGTTACCAACAACATATCTGTCATCTTCACCCATAGAATAGATCACCGAAGGTGAAAACTGTCTCAGTGAAGTTTCTATTGCTTGATCCACTGGTTTAGCCGCAAAGTAGTGATATACCGAAATAGGAGCGTTCGACAATGGTTCGATTGAAGTTTCGATAACTCTAAATTTATCAAAAACATACTTTATATCTGTGGCTTGGTTTTCAACAGTAAATAAAGCTGAACCCTCAGCGAATCTACAACGATTCAAACTAAATGTAATATCTTCGTTGATGTATGGAACATACTCCATGGCATTTTGTGATTTATACATTGTGCCAACATATGGGTTAATAGAAACAAATTCGTTTCGAAGTGTAGTCTGTCCTTTTTCTGCAACCCACAAAGTATATTCAGGAGAATCAGTTTTAACAACAAAAGCATACATTCCTGGTTTTAAGAAAACAGGACTAAAAAACTCAAAATTTGTTTTTGTTGAAGGATCACTTAAAGAAGGATTTTCTGAAACTACAATCTCTGAAGGATACTTTGTAATCTTTGTTTCTGGATACCAGAAATCACTATGTGGTGTTGCGTTTACGGTAGGCCTAATTTCAACCGAGAGAGGAATATTATCATCATCTTTATTTCTGAAGTAAAGATCAATATCGGAAAGGAATATACCGTTAGGATAAACTTGTGGATCGACAAAAAATGTCTGAGCTAAAGGATCACCACCGCCAGCATCACCGCCAGCAAATCCATCAACCGGGTCATCAGCTCTTGTAGTATCGTTTACGAACACGGTTACAGTATTGGTTATAACTTGTGTCTGAACTTCTTTTACGATAACAGTTTCAATGACGGTGTTGGTTATAACTTCTTTTACTACTGGAGGAAGTACAGTAGTTGTTTCAGATGAACTTTCTACAGATGAAGAAATTAGTTGATTTGATGTTTGTACTCCAACAAATTTATTTTCAACACCAACATTATATACAGTATCAACGAGATTGGTTTTGTTTACTTTTATACCAGAAGATACAAAAGTATGTTCACAGTAAGAAGTGGATTCTTTGTCAAAACTATTGTTGAAGGAATCTGTTATTCTAAGAGTTCTTTCACCGGATCGGAATGTAGCCAAAGGAGGATAGAATGCACCAGATACTTGACCAAGCAAGTTTGAACGATTTGATCCAAAACTATATGTGTATGAACTTCCTACTAAGGCTGAAAGGTCACCATTAACTGTAGCAACTTTTGTGGAGACATTATAAGAAGTGATGACCCACCCAGCATTTAGACCTGTTGAAGATCCTGTCTCATGTATAATATAAATTACATTGCCAGAAATGTTTGAAGATGGACCATCAGATTGTAAAGTGATAGTATTCGAAGTTAAGTTCTGAGTTACACCAGATTGGTGTGTGATTACCTGACTCACGTTTGCAACACTAATACTATCCAAACCAAACAATTTTTTATTGGTTAATGATTTGCCCGTTTCATTAATAATGTAAACATTATTGGATCCAGCTACATATTCTGTGGCTGTAATTGTAGCAATCGAAAAATTTGATCCACCAGAATTATAACTTGCAAGATTGGCACTTAAATCTGAAGTCGTGTTCGCAATAAGTACTTTTTCACCAACTTTAAATCCAAAAGCATTATCTAGTGTAATTTTATTAGGAACTACAGTATACTGATAAACGGGTGTGCCGTCAAAGAAAGAATAGAATACAGAATTCGGTCTCAGCTTTTCGGAAGAAAATATAATTTGTTGCGGTTTCAAGTAAGGCTGTATAGCTAAATCTGTTACATAGTTACCTAAATTTGTCTCGGATGAAGATGTTGTAATTTGGTCTTGGAATAATTCAGCTCCTTTTGACAAAAACACTTCATCGCCAGTAGTTTTGATTGTGGTCCAAACACCACCAGCTCCAGCACTATTAGTGAGGTCTACAGTTAGTTCCGTAGTTTCTGTATTAACTGTATTTGTTGTAAACCATTTAGAATCTACAGTTCGTGCAAAAGGACTATTTTTATCATATGCCCATTGTGGACTTTGATCGGAAATATACTTGTATGCATCATTAATGAACGAGAAAGCTGTATCTAACCCCTGTGTGGAATTCATAACAACTTTGGCATTAACATTCGTGTCAACATCAGACGAAAATTCAGGAAACAACTTTAAGTTTCCTAAGAAGTTTGCAAACAATGCTCCAGCAACCGGAACAGATTTTGTGGAAAATCTTTGGCTAGCCAATTGAGTTTTTGTATAATCCAGCATCAGAACTTTCTTGTCACCGGATCCAACAAGTTTATAAGGTCCACCAAGTTTCAGTGGATTAATTTCCATCTTAACCGTTCTCATGAGAGAAGCTGGCATTAACGAAGAATTATCGATCAAACATCGATTGTCAAAACCTACTTCACCATATGTTGCCTGAGCATCAATTGTGGTGAAGTTGTCAACCAGAATGCCATATTTGGATCTTTCCAAACCATTGCCATCTAAAATTTTCGTAGAAGCTGCATTTTTCTCTAATGAATTGAGCGCCACATAGTATTCAAGACCTTTAATTCTGTTATCGAATTTATTAAGATCACGCATAGTATATCTGCGATTCTCTTTGAACTCAACTCTAATATCTTTAACCGATTCAGTATAAGCTGGAACATATAAAGTATAAAGCTTCATATCATCTGGACCAATAGGAGAGGCCTTTGGAGATATTGAAGATTTACCAGAAACTACAGCAAATTCTTTTGAGGGTTTTACAACAATTTGATCGATTCTACTCAAATAATATTCAAATGAAGAAACAGCTGTAAAATCTGGATCAGGATTAACTGCACCGGATAATGTCGAACCACCGATAGACCTTGTAGGCCTAAAGTCGTATGCTGAACGTAGTGATGTTAATCTATTATCTTCTTTATTATTAAATTTAGAAATCTGATCATAAGTAAAATTCGATCCAACTTTCAAGTAAGAGTCTACCGTAAACAATCCATCGTTTTGTGGTGATGGTGCTGATTGATGTTTTAGGTAACGATACTGTACATAAATTTTACCTTTAGGTGAACTGTAACCACGTTTAAGTTTAATTGTCGCATGGTCGTAATGGGTTTTTCTTTGACCATTATCAAATTCATAATAATCAGTAACATCATTTGAAGAACTGGTTAGCATTGCTGTTGTTACGTTCTGAGTTAGTGATCTAGAATCAATAATTTTTACAATCTCATATACATCAGGCACTTGTAAACTTACAGCAACACCAGGTGTTCTTAAATTCTTCAGAGTGTCGGTGTTATCGAAAAATGTCGATCCGATATCATTGAATACCCATCCACTACCAGAAACGGCAGTTTTAACCGAGGAGTTTGCAGCATTTAAAGTTGTGCCTGCTATATCCAGTTCATAAGGAACCCTAGTGTGCAGGTCAACTCCGGCATTAATAGGAATATACTGTTTACCTCTAATTGCACCTGTTGAGGAATTTTCTGCATTATTAACCTTAGATGTGATCAACAAATCCGCTCTTACACCAGTCGCTCGAACATTAATTGTAAATGTTGTTGAACTCACGGCCGTGACGGTGAAATTGTTGTTAGCTAAACTTAATACCGTATTAGGAGTAATACCGTAAGTTGCATTACTTGCTGAATCTGAACGAATAAAACAGATGATATTGTTAAGTATAACAGAATCAGAAATTGTTCCTGGTGAACCAGAGAATGCAAAAGTATCTGTTCCTTCAGCTGTGATAGTTATGATTCCATCGCCACCAGAAACTTTATTTCCGTAAAATTTTCTAGCATAAAAATCCAAGTTGTTGATTGTACCATCTTTCATTGCCACATAAGGAAAATCAAAGACTAAGCTATTTCTCGAAGGTTCATTGACATATGCATCACCAGTAACCAAATCTTTCGAATCCGAATTTACATTGCCGGCAAAAGTGATCGATCCATCTTTGTAAACAATAGATTCAGCCACTTTAAAGTCGGAATCAATCGAAAATGTATTCGATGTTGGTGTGAAAGGAAGAGCAGTACTTAGAGTGATGGTTTGACTTACACTGTTTGACTGTAAAATTGATATCGGAGAAACTCCAGAACCACTTGTGTCTGTTATTCTAAAATACATTCCAGCATAAGCATTAGCTGATGCTGTTGTAGAAAATGTTGTTGGCAAATTAATTACAGTGTTGCTTGAACCAGCTCGTGTTGTTCCAGTAATTGACGATGCAGAAGAATCAAAAACATGCACATAAAATGAGTGTGTATTACCCAAATCTGAAGATGTTGCATCATTATATTTCATCATATTGGCTCGTAGAGAACCAACTTTAGTTGATGTATATGTTGCTGTTGTTGAAACATTTACTTGTGAATATGGTACACAGTGTACATCCAACAGAGGATATGAAGAAATATCCAATGTTCCAAAAATATTATCCAGTACAACATAACTCGAATAATTTGTTGGCATATCATATTCTTCAACTGTCGCAGTGTCACGACCTCTGTTGATTGGAATCAAAGTTGGTGCAATTGTTTGAAATTCATATCCACCAACATAGGCCTTACCTGGATCTAAGGATGCAGTAAATGTTCCGTTCGCAGCATCACCCTCTTCGAGAGAGATTACAAAGGGATCTACGGTGTAATTACCGGATTCGTCATATGTTCTGCGAGCGAGAGTTTTCTCGATTTCATTGTAAATTGGATATTCAAGTTCTTTTGTTTTGATACCATTAACCAATCGAATAACTTCGATGAATGATGAATCGTCGGCGCTATCCAAGGTTCTCTTTGAAAGAGTGGTTGCAACTTTATATCGTGTAGCACCTGGTGCTTGAAAGTTAAATGAACCTTGAGCAGGATCTAAAAGACCTGTATCATCAATCTCATCAACGATAGTATCTTCAAATTCAATACCAATTTTATATGATGGGTTTACGTTGTTGGTTAATGCATTATAACCGGTTCGGTAAAATAATTCTAGAACTAAAAATTGTGGAACAACTTTAACAAATTGACCTTTAAAGTAGTATACGCCGTCTTGAATACTGGCAACATACGATTTACCAACTGCACTATTAGTTTTTGCTTGTGCAAAAATGTTTTGGCCAAAGATTTTAAGTTCGTCGCTCTCGGAAAAATATTCTCCACTCAAATATTTTAATACCAAAACCGGAGCATTGCTATCTGAAACATCAACAGCTATAACCTTTGCTCTTACCGATTTTGTGGTGTTGTATGATATGACTAATTTATCAACAAACACTTCAGGATTGATATCAACTCCATTATATTGACTTTGTAATATCAAATAATTACATCTGTCATCCAAAGAAATTTTACCACCAACAATAGGACTACCACTTTTAAAGATGTGGTTTCCAAATTTCTCAATTTGATTTGAGAGAATTGTTTGTAGTTGTGTGAGTTCTCTAGCCTGTACAGAATATCCAGGCCGGAATAAAACTCGCATGAAGTTGTCATCTTCATTGAAATCGTCAAAATATGGGTCGTAATTGAAAAGAGTGGTCATTTAATCCTCATAACTCTTAAAAATTCAGTAAGAACCTAACACGGTCCGTTTGTTCTTCGTTTCTTGAAACTGGTTGTGCATTGGATATGTATAATACTTTTCCAGAGTACAATTTGAGACCGGGTAAAATAAATCCGTTCACGATTCTTATCGAACCGGTCGATAAACCTTTAATTGATTGATTGATACCTAAATTACCTCTCACATTGTTCACATAGAGATAATTCTGAACTTCATCAAAATAAACCACATCAGCTGTAAAGGTGGCAGCGTCAAACGTGGTACCCTGAAATACAACCTCATCTTCGTTAAAGTTTCCTAAACCGGGTGAAGTTTTAATTCTATAATACATGGAATATTTTTCA